CCCCACCACCCGCAGCGACGGCACGAAGGTGGGGTCTGCGCCTTCTGCAAGCATGGCAGTGTCCCAATAGATGATGTTGGTGTTCACCACACTGCCGTATGTCAACCGGATTTGAGCGAACGCTGCCAAAGCAGGAGCAACGTCAGATATCGACAAAGCTGTTTCCCCGAAATCATCAACAAGCAAATCGGTTTCAACTCCTAGTGAGTTCGATATCAAGGCACCAGCGGCATCAGACCAGCGGATTTTCGGCGTAGCCTTCATAGCGACAGCAGCCGAAGCGAACACCGAAGCAACGTAGGTAAGGCCAGCAGTTACGGGAAACCCGCCCAGACCGACAGGAGTACTAACGGTACGAGAACCAGTCGAGCCAGCAGAAGTTGCCTTACCGTGCGATGAACCAAACACAGGGGAGATGTCTGATGACAATTCTTCTGTGAGGTTTGATTCACCAAACCATCCACCAATCGACTGCTGCAAGTGCGCCGTATCAGCGTCCAGCAGGTTGATGTCCGGCGTCGAAATGTACTGGGTCCCGTCGAGGACGAAGTACCCGCCGTTGTCCACCGGCACGTTGACGACACCACCATGCGATGTCCAAGTGCGACCGTCAGGACCGACCCACGAAGCACCATCGGGGATGGCTCCTGCGGGGGCACCAGCGACGGTTAGCTCCGCAACGATGGGACCGTCCTCACCGTCGTGCATCCTGTACTCGTAGATGTCGCCGGGGAACGGAGTGCTCGTTGTGTAGCGAGAGCCGACGTTGAGTGTTTTCTTTGCCGGGTTCAACGGTGTTTTGGCTACATAGCTGGAACCCCAGACTGCCCACGCTCCACCTTCGTGCATTGCGTGGAGCTGACCCGTTGCACCGTCAAGGATGTTTTTGAGGTACGCAACTTCGCCATCTGCAAACTCGGCAGAGAGTTTCGCACCGGAAATCGTTGGCTGGGATGTTCCAATTCCGTCACTCGTATATGCCTGCATTACTGAATCGGTGCGAGTGACCAACGCATGGATTGTGTTCACTACCGAACCCGATATGGCGTGGCCGTACAGTCCGTCCGTCGTGCCGTCCTCATAGACATCCTGCCTGAACTTGATTTCGTCATGCCTGACACCGATTATGTCCAGCGACGGAAGGAAGGTTGGGTCGTCACCAAGACCAATCATGGTGTTACCGACCACGAACTTATCACCGGATACGCCACCTACCTGTGATTGCAGGAGTGCTCGTGTGGCACCAACAGGGGCAATGCCCGTAGCAGTGAACAGGTGGGCTTCACCGTCAGCAAGAATGTCAAGCGGGTAAGAGGTGATGGACGACTGCCCGATGAAGGTGTTGGCCTCATCTGTGTACCTGACCCTGATATTTCGAGTGATGCCGGGACCGTTGATGACAGTCTGTTTGAGCAGAATCGAAATCGTATATTCGAGACCTGCAGTGATGGGTGCGCCAATCCCTACGCCATTCCACAGAAGTTGCAGACCTGCGCTTGTTGCTACATACTCAGCGCCGAACCCCGAATAGGCTTCAGCCATAGCAACCCGAGTTTGGACACCCACCGAGGAATCGTGGTCACCAATCCCTTGGAAGCAATGCGCTGAATCTGCGTCAGTAAGATTCAAGTCCTGAGTGTCAATGCGTGTACCCGAAACACCGTCGAAGCGGAAATGTGCGTCTTTGACTGCCATCAGCGCATCTGCCCAACACTCTGGACCCCACCACCGGGGGTCTTCATCTGGCTAAGAATTGTTTGCACCGGAGGAGGAGGCCCACCGGCACCTGCTTCGGGGGCACCACCCATTGCCATAGCTTCCTCCTCCGGTGACATTTGTGGCTCCTCTGGGGTGAAGAGCTTCTTGAGTACCAACGTGGCATCGGAAGGGTTCGACAGGATGTCGATGAGGGCCATACCAGCAGCAGGGTCCTGCATCGAGCCGAACCGTTCACCAAGACCCTGAAGCAATTGCTCCTTGGCCATGTCTTGGTCTATGCGCTCGTTGATGAGCGAGATATTTTCGAACCCGTCGAGGTTCTCCTGTAGGGTGCGCCGGTCGAGTATTCGGGCTTGGAGGAGCTGGAGGCCCGCAACAATCTTCGAGTTTTCATCGAACGTCGCCATAGCCCCGTATACACGTTTCGTGCGATAGTCCTTGTCGATGTCCTTCTTCGGTACATACTTCTCCTCGAACTGATTGCCGCCCTCGTACCAGTAGACCTTCTTGGAGGTAGATGCGTGCATCTTCTCCTCCCACTCAAGGCGCTTGGTGTCCATGAGTTCCACGGAGTGCTTGATGGCTGTCTGGTATTCACGAATGTTCTGGTCAGCAGCCGAACCGAGTTCCTTGATGCCCTGTCCTGTGGCGAAGGAGTTCGGTGACTGTCCATCCTGTGCAACGTCGTAGCCCGCAACAATCCTGAACTGACGCTCAAGGACGTTGATGGCCTGCCAAGTCTGCTGCACTTGGTCAGAGGTCGGCTTCTCGACACGGGTGCCGGGTTCGAACTGGTTGACCGCAAACCGTCCACGTTCGTACACATCGCCCACCATCTCACCAATGATGTTGGTCTCACGGAACGTCGAGTCCTCTGTGGCGATGAGGCCCAAGATATTGAGCTTGGCCATCATTGCCATGAGTCCGAACACATGGGTGTACTGGGACTGGAGCTTGTCGAAGGAGAACCTCTTCGTCATCACGAACGCTGGACCTGAGGAGAGAGGGTTCGGGATGTGGTCAACAATGGCACCAATCTCTGCACATGAGATGTAGGTGCCGTCGTCGCAGTAGTACTCGATGAGGGTGACGGGGCGGTGTGGGTTGCCTTCCCAGTTGGAGGACTCACCAATGATGGGGACACCTTCGGTGCCACGACTGAACCTCTTGTGGAGAGCTTCCTTGTACTGGGGGTAGGTACGTTCGAAATCTTTGCGGGACACGTGACGGAAGATGGCAACCTCGTGTGGCTGCTGGGAAGGTCCCCACTGGCCGGGGTACACATCGTAGGGGTCACGGAGTTGGGCCACTGGGTAGGTCGTCCCACCGAACTCTTTCTCACAAATCGTGTGGAACGTGAAACCGTAACCGGGGAGCCACCTTCCCATCTGGGGATACTGCAGCTCCATCCGGTTCATGTCATCCCAACCCGTAACGATACGGGCACGCTTCTCGGCCTTCTTGCGGGCCTTCTCTGTGTCAGCGGTGGGAATCATGTCGGTTTTGAGATTCGGTGCTCGACCAATCTTCTGGGCTAAGCGCTCAAGCCCCGAATACATCACGTTCGCTGTCGGGAGGTCCACGCCCAAAGAGCCATCGGCTCCCTTGCCTGAACCCGGCCCCTGATATGGAGTCCCTCCTTCCCACTGGAGAACTGCGTGCACACCTTGCGCCCCACCGTTCATCACTGCACGGATACGGGCACGGTCAGAGGAGGAGTGGAGGCCCTTGAGAACATTGGCCCTGTCGAGAACAAAGTCGGCGTCATATCTAGGCATAACGGATTTGTACCTTTCCCGGCTTGAGCCTGTTGTCAGCGTACACCTGAACCGATGGACTGACCAACTGGTACTTTCTCCACAACAATACCACCGAAGCCATCTCCTCCACGGTTTCTTGATTCACATGGACATGTGTACCCGGTCGGGAGTTCAGCTCTTGGCGAATCGCCAACGAAGCAAGTTCGGAAGGGGTTGGTAGATTCGGTACCGTGTCGTCATCGAACCACGACCCACCTTCAGGCTTTCGGGTGTGGGGCATGTCCTTCTTCTGGAACGTGGTTTCCTTCATATGAGTCCTATCAACCGGGGTACGTTGTTTGCCAAGGGCTGTCTCCAAAAGATTGGAGGCCGGGGTATGAACCATGCTTCTGCATCACGGGTTGTATGGCTCGGTCGTCCTTCATCCACTTCACTATACGCCCAGCGTATGGGAACCACTGGGACATCTTGATATCAGTGAGGGCTTTCCTGTTCTGAACACCATCGGTTGTCCACAGCTCAAGCTGGCGCAGGAGGAGGTTCACCTTCTGACGAGCCGGTCGAGTTCCGTAGGGAAGTTGGATGAATCCTTTGTGATATAGAGGGGCCATAGAGGAGATACCCAACTCAGCGTCCTTCTTGTTGGTGCCTGTGTTGTGGTCCTTGATGATGATTTCGGGATGGACCTTGGCGACCTCTTTGCGGATGTGGTCATAGAAGTCCACCTGCTGTGCGTTCGTTTCGTAGAACCACAGGGTCAGTCCGTACTTCTCGTACCAGTCCAAGATGATTGACACCGCACCATCCATCCCACCGGCCTGTTGGGTCTCAAGGTCAACCATTGAGAGCTGCTCTGGGGTGTAGTGCCAAAGGAACGAAGCTTGCACACCTCGTGCAGAGGGGTCAAGCCCTGCCACAAGTTTTCCGAGGGGGAGTTCTTCGAGTCCAAGGTCACGCTCCTTATTGAGTGCCACCTCTCTGATGAGAGGGACATCGAACACAATACCTGTCTCTGGGATGGGACGGTTCAGATACCGCATCTCGTAGGCACCAGGAATCCCGAGTGCGTCCATTTCCATCCGTTTCTCCACAAGCCACCGATAGCTGCGTACCTCGGGGAAAAGCACGCAGCCATTGGTGTCGTGACCTTCTATGTCATCGGGGTCGAGGTCACAATCCTCATGGGCAGAATTGACAATGGTTTTCCAAGACTGCCCCCCTTCGAGTTGCATGAGGGAGTTCGGTATGTCATCTGGATGCTGACGGGAGCCAATGTTGACCCACGCCGTTTTCTCTTCCTTGCGGGTGCCAATCTCGGCAAACTTGTGTCGTGAATACTGACGCTGGGCTGGCTCCCGTGTGGTGTCGAAATCTTCGAGGTCATCGACAATCAGGAGGTCCACGTCACGTGAAAGGATTTTTGCGGTCCTACCGAGTGCCAACATGGAGGAGGACTTCTGACCGACCCTCGATTGCTGGGCGACCTTGATTTCCTTCGTGGACCACGGCTTGCCTGCTTGACGGTCAGGTTTGTACTTGTCACCGGGGGGCAGGGTGGAACGGATGAGAGGCTCGTTGTTTTCGAGATGGTCCTTGACAGCACCCAGCATCAGCCCTGCAACGTCCTTGTTGGCTGCGACCCACATGATTCTGATGTTCGGGTCCATGATGATGAGCCATACCGCAAAGCGCACCAGCATCTCGGACTTCCCGTGCCGGGGGGGCGAGATGATGAGCTGTTTGCCACCAACAGCAAGCGCCTTGAGTATGGCCCGAATCCAGTCGAGGTGGAACTCCTTGATGAGCGGACGCTTCCCCTCCAGTTCGAAGTACCTGCGGGAGAAAACGGAGTAGCACCGCACGAGGTGGTCGAGGGTGGATTCGAACTCTGGGTCATCCTCGGACATGACCTCGAACCTCTTGAACATGACTGTCGGGATAGTGGCACGGGCCACCCACGGTGCCACCCAGTCGGCCTTCTTCGCCTCAAAGTTCTGGGTGATGCGTACAGCCTGCAAAGCACGAGCCACGGCACCGGACGTGAAGCCAGAGAGGTGGGCTATGTAGGAGGCGGGGACCTCACCATCGAGAACCTGCTGTGTCAGCTCGGGATGTGCCATGCACCATTCGTACATGG